GGTATTTCGCGACCACAGTAATTTTCTAGCGACTGAAATTTTGGTCGAGGTGTAGTGGCATGAAAGAATTGCAGAAGTTCACAGCTAATGGTATCAGATCAGAGTTAGGTATCTCTGGTTATAAGTTAAATGATACTCTGGCTAAAGTTGAGTCTGTTGGTGAGGATAGAGGTCACAAGCTATATTTGATGAAAGATGTAGTGAAGGCTTTATATGAAAACAAAACAATTAGCCTTGATGAAGCAAGAAAAAGAAAACTATCAGCCGAGGCAGAACTACAGGAATTAGAACTCAAGAAACAAAAAGGTATTCTTATTCCTTTAGAATTGATTGAACAACAATGGTCGTCTATTGTTCATAGTTGTAAACAAAAGATGCGATCAATACCAAACAAGCTAGCACCCATTCTATCAGTAGAAAGTAATATAGAAGTTTGTAAGAACTTATTAAACAAGGAGATACATTTAGCACTTGATGAACTTAGCAAAAACAAAGAAGTACCCCTTGCAGACAGTGAGGAACTTGGAGAAGCTGACGATAGCAACACTGAAGAAGTTCAAACCACCAAAGCACCTAACAGTAAGCGAGTGGGCTGAAGATTATCGTTTTCTCTCAGCAGAAAGTTCTAGTGAAACAGGTAAGTATTATATAGATCGAGCCATCTATCAGCAGGGAGTGATGGATGCACTTTCTGATCCAGAAGTCAGACGAGTTGTTTTTATGACCAGTTCGCAGATTGGTAAGACAACAATCTTAGAGAACATTATCGGATATTATATCCATCACGAACCAGCACCGATATTAGTAGTCCAACCAACTCTGGCTATGGCTCAGTCATTTTCTAAAGATAGATTAGCACCGATGATTAGAGATTGTCCTTCTCTTAAAGGATTGATAAAAGATCCAAGAACAAGATTTGCAGAGAATACAACTCTTCATAAAAAATTTGATGGTGGTCACATTTCTATTGTTGGTTCTAACTCTCCGAGTTCTCTAGCTTCCAGACCAATTAAAATTTTATTAGTTGATGAATTAGATCGTTTTGAATTATCAGCAGGGGGAGAAGGTGATCCGTTAAATCTAGCCATTAAAAGAACAACGACATTCTGGGATAGAAAAATATTTATTTGTTCTACTCCAACCATTAAAGGAATTAGTCGAATAGAAGCTGAATATGAATTAGGTGATCAAAGAAAATTTTTAGTTCCCTGCCCAGACTGTGAAGAGTATCAAGTTCTCAAATGGCAAAATGTAATCTTTGATAAAGAGAATTTAGAAGCCTCTCATTATTGTTGCGAGCATTGTCAATCTAAATGGAATGACTCACAAAGATGGCAATCAATAAAAAAAGGACACTGGCAAGCCACTAAAGATTTTAATGGTATTGCATCATTTCATTTATCAGAATTATATTCTAGTTGGACTCGATTATCCGATACAGTCAGAAACTTTTTAGAAGCAAAAAAATTTCCAGAGACATTAAAGGTTTGGATTAATACAGCACTAGGAGAGTCGTTTGAGGATAAGGGAGAAGGAATTGATATTCCCTTACACGAAAGAATAGAAGCCTATACTTATGAAAATGTTCCAGAGGGTGTTTTAGTCGTTTGTGCTGGAGTCGATGTTCAAGATACTCGATTAGAAGTCACATTCTTAGGTGTTGGATTTGACGAAGAGATTTGGATTATTGATCATCGCATTATTCATGGTGATCCATCAACCAACCAGCTATGGGATAAATTAGATCAAGAACTCAGCAAATCATTTATTCGAGAGGATGGAAAGAAATTACATCTGGCTACAGCTTGCGTTGATAGTGGTGGTCACTTTACAAACCAAGTATTATCTTTTTGTCGTTCTAGGTTTAGAAGAAGAATATTAGCCATCAAAGGTATGGCAGGTTCACGACCTATCTTTCCCAAAAGAGCATCAACGAATAACTCAATGAGAACTCCGTTATTTATGATTGGAGTCAGTAGTGCGAAGGATGTTTTATTTGCAAGATTAAAGATTGATCAAGAAGGTGCAGGCTATATTCATTTTCCAAAAAATCTTGATGATGAATATTTTTTGCAGTTGAAATCAGAAAGAGTCAAAACAAAATATGTTAAGGGAATACCAACCAGAGAGTATGTTAAGACCAGAACAAGAAACGAAGCATTAGACTGTCTAGTTTATGGCTACGCATCATTTATTGGCTTGAATGCTGACTTAAATAAGGTTAAAGATAGAATAGATAGTCAAGAAGAAAATAAGGTGACTAAAAAGAAACTTATGATACAAAATAATTTTGTGAACTCATGGAAATAGGGAATGGCTAATTTATTCGATACTGCAAATATACCAGAACAAGAACCGACAGAAATAAGGGCTGGAGACATTCTCCAGTGGAAAAGGACTGATTTACATAAGGATTACCCCAACGATGAATATACCCTAAAATACACTGCCACCATTTACCATTCTAATCATGCTGATATTGACATTACTGCATCAGCATCTGGTAATGATTATTTAGTATCTGTTGCCAGTGCCACAACTGTCAATTATGGAGTTGGAGAATATGATTGGCAAGCCTACATTATCAGAAATTCTGATAGTGAAAGAATTACCATTGACTCTGGTCATTGGACTATTGTCGATGACTATGACTCCTCAAATGCAGATGTCAGAGTTCATGCACAAAAAATGTTAGATCACATTGAGTCATTCTTAGAGACTAAAGCTGGTAATGGAGATGTAAGTTCGTATTCTATTGGTGGTCGATCATTGTCTAAATTTTCTTTTGAGGAAATTACAAACTTGAGAAATTATTACAAAAGAGAAGTTGCACAGCATATCAAAAAACAAAGATTAAAAGGTGGTCGATATTCAACAGGCAATAATGTGAAGGTAGTGTTTTAATGGCAATAAAAGATTTTTTTAGATTTGGTAAAAAGAAAAAATTAAAAAGAAGTTATGAAGGTGCAAACTCTACAAGATTTCTTGCAGACTTTATTCAACAAACACGATCAGCCGATGATGAAATTAGATATTCATTAAGACAACTTAGAGATCGCACTAGAGAATTACATCGCAACAACGAATACGCAAAACGATTTGTCAATTTAATGGTGACTAACATTGTCGGTAATCAAGGAATGGTTTTACAAAATAGAGCCAAAGACGGAAATAACGAATTAGATTTTGTTGCGAATAGTATTATTGAAAGTCGTTGGAGAGAATGGTCGAAGTATGGAAACTGCACGACTGATAAAAAAATGTCATTCCATGATGCACTAAAAATGGTTGTTCAAAGTTTATTTGTTGATGGTGAAGTCTTAGTCCAGATGATTAAAGATAAATCAAACAGATATTTATTTGCATTAAAATTTATTGATATTGATTTACTAGACGAAGAAAAAAATGAAGTTTTATCAAACGGAAATACGATCCGAATGGGTGTTGAATTAGAAAAAGATACTGATCGACCTGTGGCTTATCACTTATTTGAATATAATCCTTATGATTATTTTATAGGCACACCAAAGTCTAAAGAAACAATCAGAGTTCCTGCTGATAATATTTTGCATATTTATTTTATGGAAAGACCTAATCAAACCAGAGGTGTTCCACCCATGTCACCAACTTTGAAAAATTTTAAAATGCTCCATGGTTATTTAGAAGCTGAATTAGTTGCATCTCGTATTCATGCCAGTTCAATGGGTTTTATTACTTCACCTAGTGGAGATGAATATGTTGGAGATGTTGCACCAGAAAATGAATACACCCAACAGATGAAAGTAGAAGCTGGAACATTCCAACAACTACCTGCTGGTTATGATATTAAAACTTTTTCACCAGAACATCCAACCAGTGCATTTGATACTTTTGTAAAATCTATTTTAAGACAAATATCATCTGGTCTAAATATTTCTTATCACAGTCTGGCTAATGATTTAACTCAAGTGAATTATTCCTCTATTAGACAGGGTGAATTAGAACAAAGAGAATATTTTAAAACAACACAAAAATTTATTATCGATCATTTCTGTAAACCTGTTTATGCAGAATGGTTAAAGATGGCGATGACTTCTACAGAGATGAATTTACCGATGGCAAAATACGATAAATTTAATTCACCTAATTTTCAGCCAAAAGGATTTCCTTGGATTGATCCATTAAAAGAAGTGCAAGCAAATATTCAAGGATTAAAAAATGGTATTGTATCTGTTTCTGATATTGCATCTAACTATGGTAAAGATGCAGAAACTTTATTTGAACAAATCCAAGCTGATAAAAAATTAGCAGAACGATTTGGTTTAGATTATATGTTCGAGCCTTTTGGAATGGCGATGAAAGATAATGATAATATTCAAACAAGAGAGGAAGAGGATGGCGACTAATTTTCCAGAAAAAGGTGACGATAAAAAAATCTCTCTAAGAAATTCTAACTTTCCTCAATTCGATTATAAGTTTGCCAAAGCCATGAAAGATAATACTCCAAAGATTTGGAGAGCAGGGGGAAATATTCGTGGTAATGAAGCATACGAATTTTGGACTAAAGCCAGAAATGGTCAAGAGACTGAAGGTGTCACTAAATGGATAAAAGAGAGAGAGGCTTGGGCTTCTCGACACTTTAGAGATGGTAAACAGTTTAAAGATGATCCAACCTTACAGCCAAATATGTCTAATGTCGCTGGAGTTGTAGCACAAATTAAATGGGGTGTTATTGGAACTTTGGGTGAACAGAGAATGAAAGATGTTATTTTAGAATTGACAAAGAAGCAAGAAGGTAAGAAGAATATAGATAGTAAACAAGTTTCTGCGAGTGTGACTAAAGCCTTAGAAAAAAAGGTTAAAGATCACAACGAAGAAGTTAAGGAAAGCAAAGTTAAATGGAATGCCAGAACAACTTTGGCTGAATTAACAAAGGTAATGGAAAGAGGAATTGGTGCATATAAAACGAACCCACAAAGTGTCAGACCGAGTGTGTCATCACCAGAGCAGTGGGGTTATGCTAGAGTTAATTCCTTCCTTTTCGCATTACGGACAGGGAGATTTCAAGGTGGTAAACATGACACCGATTTACTGCCAGAGGATCATCCAATGAAACCAAAGAAAGATGAGGAAAAGAAAATGGTTGATATAGAAAAAAGACACATCATCGCTGTTTCAGAGGATGAAGATAGTGTCACAATTAAATACGGAAAATCAGATGAGTATGAGAGTGGTCTGCAAAGTCGTGAAAAAGACGAGGATAAAATGGATCATTTAGAAGAAGAAGAAAAAGATGCTCACGATGATGAAGAGAAAGATATGCACGAAGATGTGGACAAAGGTGGTCACGAAGATGAAGAGAAGGAAATGACCGATGAGGAAGAGAGAGATGCACACGAAGATGAAGAAGAAGAGGAAGAAGAAAAACAAGATAAAGCCTTTTCGAATAATGTAGTATATAGACATTTTTCTCTAA